TTTCAAATATACTTCTTCTGTTATATTGTTGAAAATACTCGTGTGCTACTTCACCATCCTTAAAATGCAAAACCCTAGACTGGCTGAGCTTTTTAGCTAAATTAGCTGGTCCTTTGAAAGCAGTTATTGGATCTTTCAAGCCATTTATTAAATATTCACCATCAGACTTTTTGTGAACACCAGAAACTGAACTATTATACACGTCACGCAAGAACTCAACCTTCATGTCTTTGCCATCTTTTCTTGGCAACAAGTCAGCAAAAGTTTTTTCATCTAATTTAGGCGATATATCTTCATACCACTTGTCAAAGCCTGCATCTCTCATCAATGCAGAATCATGCGACTGCCTGGTAATATAATTTTCTAGTTCAGCAATGTACGCACCAGATCTATTTTTTCGTTTTAATGAATATTTTTGTACTCTTCTTATCACTTCTGCTATTTCTATAGCTTCTTTAGGAAGTTTTTGTGCTAGTATCTCTGGTGTTTCTCCCATTTTGGGATGCAAGGCCATTGAAATTTCTTTATCTAAACCACCTTTCATGGCGGCTTGAGTCAAACCTTTTCTTTCAAGGCCAATCAACAATTGATTTTGTAAATCAGCAATAGTGGATCGACTCCTGGCATCGACACTAGATAGGTTTTTGTTTTTAGCATCTCCAACCAAGATGCCACGAAGAGCTTTGTATGGATTATCACCCCCAGCTTTAACTCTCTGTAATATATTTGCTCTAAATCTAATGTTTCTTAAAGTATTATTTTTTATTCTTGCAGCAACTATTTTGCCATTTACAAATATCTTTACAGCCTCTTCTACCAATGCATCATCATCAGATTGACTCATTATATTTTTTTTATTTTTTCTTAATTTAATCAAATTTTGATAAATAGTTTCAGCTTCCTCGCCTTTTAACTCTTTACCAAGCTCTTTAGCTCTATTTATTATTTGATTTATACATTGTTGAGACATTATGTTGACCTCATAATACATCTAGCTCCAGCTATTGCAGCTTCTCTAAATGAAACATCGACTCTCTCTATACCTTCATCAGCGTCTTTTATAGCAAGCTCATCTTCCTCACTTAAAAGATTATTGTTCCTTAAAGTTTCTATATCTGTCTCTAAGTCTTTTGTTTCCACATTTAATTGATCTAATTCAGGATCTCTAAACTCTGGCTCTGCACCTGTATATATATCATCAATCCCTTCAGTTTGAATATGTATGTCTAACGCCTTTTCGCTTTCCATTTGCTTTGTCATCATAGTGTCAAAATCTTCTGGATACATACCATATTCTTCATATGGACTCTCTCTTGCCATCATACTTTCATGATAAGCATTTGCTTCTTCAATATCTCGAATAGCTGTAAAAAATGTATCGTCATCCATTCCGTAATAATTAATTTCAAATTCATCAGCTAATGCTTTATACTCTAATGCTCTGTTGATAGCATCAACATTGCTCATATCATCTTCTTTATATGTTTTTCTAAATCCACTTAAATCATCTGCAACTGCTTCAGCAAACTCACCCGCCGTTGGCTCTTGTCTAAAATACCCAGAGTCAGTCGCATCTCTTATAACAACATCTAATGTATCTGCCTTATTACTTTTAAAAGCAAAAGAACCTTTATCTAAAAAATACTCTAACTCACTAATATCACTAGACTTTGAATTAACTTTTCGTGTTCGTAGCCATTGAGCTAAACTTTTTGGCGTATCTTTTTTTGCTACAGGATTTAAAACTGATGGCAGCTTTTTACCTTTTCTCCTATAATTTATTACAAGTTTTTTATCTAAATCATCTAGTGTTGCCGTTACACTTTTTTCATCTGCAAAATTGACAATCTGTGGCTCTGCAAACCTAGGGTCATATTTAAGTTTTTCATATGATGGATCCCCTTCAAGAACTTCTTTTATGTTGGTTCTTTGACCCATTGTGTTTTGTGTAATTGAAGATCTTAAAGCTAATTCTTGAGTTTCTTTCCTAAGTCTTTGTAATCTATCAGATAATTTACCACCTACTGCGTGTAAACCACCACCTAAAACAGAACCTATTGTTACATTTAAGAAACTATCCAGTAGTGTATAATCTTTATCTTGCTCCATTTCTGCAACTGCAAGGATTGGTATTTCTAAAGGGGCTGTACCTATTGCACCCTCTAAAGCTCCCATACCAAACCTTCTTGTTGTTTTACCAGTTTGGAACATACTTTCTTGAATTATTCTGCCTTTTGTTACAGCTTCTCCTGCTTTCACAGCTCTTCTTGCATTTACAAAACTTCTTATTGCCGCACCTGGTAAAAAAACAGACCCTACATTTAGTGGGTCAAGAAAGCTACCAACAACGCCAACGCCAAATTTTGCAGCACCCATAGCAAAGCCACTTTGTCCTCTAGCAAATATTTGTTTTCTCGATTCTCTTTCATCATAACTTTCTGCTATGACTCTTGCCGCACCTTCTGACAAGCCTTCTTCTGGATACGTTAGTCCATCTCTGTAAAACTCGCTTTCACTCCATTCATCTTTTGAAAGCTGTTTACCTTGTGTTTTTTGATGCTTTAATACCATTCCTCTTGAAATAGACACAAAAGGATTATAATACAAAGTTTCTTCCAACGTAGTTCCTAAAACATCAAGGTTAGAGGCTACTGCATAGTTTTCAAACTCATCTCTTAATATTGGGTCATCTTGCTGTTGTGGTAGATAAAGACTGGTCAATTTCTACCACCATATTTTCTTTCTTTTAGCTTTTCCATAAACTCTTTTTTGATTGTTTCTTTTTCTTTTGTTTCAGTAATTTCCGCAGCTAAAATTTTGTTAAAAAATAATTCTATTGGCTTACCATCTTTGCCTAAAACTGAACTTCCACCAGCATTTGAATTGATTAACCTAACACCAGTCTCGTCATCGTTTGTAACCCACCCAAATGAACTAAGCTTTTTATAAGCATCAGGTTGTAAATTACCTTTTAGCAATACATCTTTTTCTATAAAATCTTTATTAGAAATCATTTTCTTCAATCTATTTACAATAGTAATAGAAGCACCATCACCTAAATTTTTTGGTATTCTTACATGACTATTATTTATTTTTTCAATATCATAATTGGTATTTATTATACCCATTGCCTTATCAACGATGCTAACATTATCCATGGATGGATCTATAGATTTTAGATACTTAGCTAAATCTATTATTGTTGACTGTATTTGGTCAGCACTACCGCTTCTTCCATTAGCGGAAAGAACTGATCCAATCATAGGATCACCTTGTATACTTTTTCTAAAATCTTGAAACTCGCCCACCACTAATGTAGATATTTCTTTGAAATCAGCACTAAGTGCAGCGGCTAACTCTTTTTGTGGCTTGAAACCTTTTGATGCTAATAAAGATTCATTTAAAGGATTTGTATCATTCAACATCATTATATTTTCAGCATAACCAAAACCATTCTCAAACATTTGACCCATTAAATACTGTTCTAACCCTTGGTTTTGCCCTTTTAAATCTAATAAATATTGTCTTTTTTGACTTGCCGTTGCTAGGTTGTCGTACTCCGTTTTAATTTTTTGCATTTCATCAGTACTGTATAATTTGATTTCATTTCTACCTAAGCCTAATTTTTTCTGCTCTGTTACCCTCCTAAAGCTTGATAAAGTAACGCCACGATTTTTATTTAACAAAAACTGTACTGGGTCTTCTCGTATTACTTGATTATCAGCAGATATTCTTTTTTGTAGCTCAGAAAGCTCTCTAAATTTCTCAGCTTTTTGATCTTTTGGTGCATCTTGAAACTCTTTATATGCTTCATTTATTGCTTGTGTTTTCTTAGTAAAGCTAGAAAACTCTACTGCTTTATATTTACTGTGTACATTTTTAGCAGTAGTTAATCTTTTTTTTGTTTCATTAAATCTAACCTTGCCTTCAACTGGCCCGTAAGTCTTTATATATTCAGACTCCAAACTTTCTATCTCACTGGATTCTATACCATTAAGCAAAGCATTTGCATCAAGGTCTTCTACCTTATCATCTAAATCTATCTTAGCACCAGTTTGATAATAATCTAACTTTTTGTCTATTGACCCTTTAATAGAAATAATTGTCTCTATGGGTAAGTTACTTTTGTCTACTTTGTCTTTAATACTATTTAGTTTTTCTACAGAATCTGCATCATCAATTTGATTTAAAAAACCTTTATTTTGTATCTCTAACTTTTCCCCTTCTGGCGAATATGCTAAAGGCCTACCTAAAGATGTGTTTCTCCTATGAATATTTTGATTTTCTTTAAAAGCTGTTTGATATTCAATAGTATCTTCTGCAAACTTTGCCATAATATCTATATTAGATTTAAGTGTATCATTCATAGCCTGTGTGCCATTGGCCTCACTTAATCTAAAAGCATCATTCTGCCCTTGTAAATTTTCTACTCCTGCTATTGGATTTATAGCATTTTCTACTAATCTTTTCCTTCTATCGCTAAAATTTCTAGTATTGCTTTGAATCCATCCTTTTTGCCATGCAGAGTATTTATCCTTAAACTCTTCATAATTATCAGTTCTATTGTTTCTTCTATAGTCTTGACTAGCTTGGCGAAATGCCATTTTATTTGCTTCTACAGCATCGTTATCTTGCTTGTCTCTTTCTGCCATACCAAAATTAAAAGCAATCTGACCGGCTGTTTCGCCAAACTGTGCTACGGCTCTACCTGGTGCAGTAAACGCACCAACATCTGCTCTTCTTGATAATTGACCAGTCGCTAATTGTTGCGTTGGTCCTAATCCTTGATTATATAATGGTATTCGTGGCATATCTTATCCCATCAATGTTGCTGCTTTTGAACCAGAATCAAGTAAACTTGCATAACCCTGTGTTTTCAATGCACTTGATCTAGCTCGACCTTCTGCCCTAGTTAATGTTGCGTCTGCCATTGCCCTTGTTTGCTCAACCTCAGAAGCATACTGTATCCTTAGTGCATCTCTTTCTGTGGCAAAGTAGGTATCTGCCAAAGCTTGCAGTGGACTGCCAGACATTGTTATACCAGAAGCTGCCGTAGCAACTCTTTGTTGCCCTATCAATCTTTCTGATTGTCTTCTTAATTGTCTTTCTTCATCTCTCTTAGCTCTAGCTAGTAAAACTGCCTCTTGTTCTGCAACTTTAGCATTATACTCTGCTGTCTGTCTTGCGGCTTTTGCTGCGGCCTGGTTACCCTTAAAACTTAATAAACCAGAGCCACCAACTGCCAATGCTGCCATTGTTGTAGGTTCCATTATGCCACCCTCGCAAAACGATAATAATCTGATCCATCAGGACCAAACTTCTTCATTAAACCTTCGTTATTAAATCCTAACCACTCAACATATCTTATAGCTTGCTTATCATCCGCGTGAACGCTTGCCTGTATGCGTTGTAGATTATTGTCTTCTTGCACATGATCTAATAGTAAACTGGAATACTTAGCTGCCGATACCGGCATATCGTAGGCATACTTGGACATCATAAACCATGCCTCACCTACATTTTCCCACAATCCGTATACACCACCAATCATAAACACTCTATTTTCCTGCATTGCTGTGTATGCACTTAAGCAACTTTCTTTCATCATAGCCGCTTTTGAGCTTTCTGGAAAATGAAAATTTGTTTCAATGTTATCCAAGTCCTCTTTTTCAAATTTCTTAAACTTAAGCATCGAATGTATTAGACCTTCTCATAATTGCTAATATTGTCATTGGCAATGGCTGTGTTTGCCTTATAACAATCTTTGCATCATTATCATAGCCTGATGGAAAAGATATTTCTTTATCACCAGTAAACAATGGTACAGCTTCATCCATAGCCATACTACTATCTCTAAATGGCAATCTGTCAAGATTACTTGTATCTGGACCTAGCTCCGCACCAACAGTCTGAAAAAATCTAGCTGTCACGCCATGTATTCTCTTTATTTTACCTTGTGCAACACCATCTTCTGCACCTGCTTCCATACGCAATGTTTCTAGTAATGATGTATACCCATAACCAACATGAACCTTGGATGCACTCCTATCCAATGTAATTGTGCCATCAGTGACTGTTTTATCAGCGTGTGCAGCACCATCTGCTAAAATGGTTACTGTTTCACCCTCAAGATGATTTAAGCTTGTAATGGTCGTTGTAGCCGATCCATCATATGTCAAGCCACTATCTACAAAGAAAGCATCTTCAACATCATCATTAAAATACAATGACTTTAGATAAACAATGTGCCTTACAGTTGATCCATCTATGGTTCTCTTGACACTTAGGTATACTTGGTCTTCTGCACCACTAGGTATAGCTGTGATGCTCTCTACCACACCACTGCCACCTAAACTATGCTCATGCCAACCCACTGTAGCGTTAGCCCTGTCATATGTTAGACCTATTAGCCTACCATCAGCGTGTACAAACCATAGCAATAGCTCTGGCTCTTGCTGCCATACCATATCAGTCAAGCCACCTCTAGCTAGATGATCTGCCAATACAGTCAAATCAACACCCAACAAGCCATCTGTGTCTAAATCAAAGGTTATCTCTTTTACTTTTTCTGCACCTTTTTGTATGAGTATCGTACTGTTACCTGCTCTTAGTGGTCTTACATTACCAGTACCGAATGTAGTTTCTCGTAATACGTTTACGTTTGTAGGCGTTACTGGTTCTGATCCTGCACCACCTGATAACGTAAATTCAGCACTTGTAGTCAATAACTGCAAGAATCTAGCTGGTAATAGATGCTTTATCACGTTAACTTGGTCAGAAGCTATGGTAACATTTATCGCATCATCATCATTTGTACCAGGTGTATGGTTTTCAAAGTCAGCAGACTTGGAGCCAAATATAGTCTGTGGCTGACCTACAGTACCTGCAAAATACAATCTCTCCTCGTAAAACGCTACTGCCCTTGGGAACTTCTGATCTCCATCAAACGCACCCAATGACCATCTTGTGTTAGCATTACTTGACCCAACAGCACTATCTGGCAGTCTTGAGTTACCATATTGATCTTCATGCACATCTGCATCTACACTAGTAGCACTTGTGTAACTAGTAATCCTTACATGACCATTCTCATCATGCAGATACTCCCAATCTATTGCACCATAAGTCTCTGTGCCAGATAGATGCACAGGTGGTGTATTACCACTTGTTTGCGTAGAACCAGTTGCTTGTTTGTAAACGTGACCATTGTAACGCACTGTTGTGTTAGCAGCATAGCTTGTAGACGCTGCCCATTCATCATGCTCTATCTCAAGTATCTCACGAAATCGTATATATCTTCCTACATCATCACTACTAAACAAATCAGCAGAAGCTGTAATAGTCACACTGCCTGTAGCTGCTGAAGCATACAATGTTGTAGTAGTAATGTTTTCATCTAGCCAAGGACCATCAATAAAATCTATATCTGTCAAAGTAAAGCTAGTTGCAGTTGTTCTAGTTAGCTTTGCAGGTTCATGGTCTTTATGTGCTAGGTATAATACATCTGCTGATTGTGCATAGTTAATCTCAAATATGTCAGTTACGCTGTAAGTCGTTGTAACTTCTACTATTTTTCCTACTGTGCCACCACTTGAATAGGCAGTAAATGCAGAGCTATTTATACCTGACAATTCAAATGTATTCGTTGTTTTGTTTGCAACAGTAAACTCTTTGTTGTTTACCTCTGTCATTCCAGCAACACTAGCAATAAATACTCTATCACCATTACTTAGTCCATGTGATGCGGCCGTTACAACTGCTGGATTAGCTTGTGTTATACCTGTAATAGCTGTGGTTGCTTCTGTTAACAACCCACCATCTTTGAAGAATCTTACATAGTTTGCACCAAACTCTAATACATATGCTTGCTCATCAGAGTATTCAAAGTGTATTAATCTTACTTTGCCGCCATCCTTACTACTCCCTGCATAGTATGTACCTGGTCTTCTTGTTGTACCTCCTTGTGGAAACACAACCATATTGCTTAAATCTTTTACGGCTTCATTATATTTCTGTAAATCAATACGACCTTCTAATCGTGGCGATATCTCACCTGCTCTGAAGTTGGTGATGATAGACGATACTCTAGCCATATTAGAACCTTGCGTTTGTGTAAGTATCTGCCTGTAGTTGTTCTGGATAACCCTCTAGAGCATCCATGCTTCTAGCTTCACTTAATCTTGCTTGATATAAAGAATACATAGACTGTGCCAAAGCGTTGCTACCTGTGATGGCATAAGCTGTCTCTGATGCAAGTCTATGTGCAATCGTGCTACTTAACAAAGGATCGTATTGCTCTGTGTCTGTTACTCTAGCTAAATATATTATAGAACAAGTGCCTTCGTTAGAAAGTATCTTTCTGCCTTCTATCTTATACATTACGTTGCTGTCATATGCCGCAACATCATTGTTTACGTTTGAGTTCCAAAAAGAAATAACCCTCAAGCAATAAGGGTCTGTTGGTAATGTATATTGATAGGAAAATCCAAATGCAGGCGTGTCACTGTCTCTTGCCAATGATGCCCTTGATATCGCTACGTTCCAAGTATGTGACCTTAGAACGGCATCTCTTACTGTGTCAAATCTTCTATTACAAAGTCGTGCTTCTTTAGAGTTTTCCGTTAATGCAGTTATTGTAGCTGCACCAAGTAAATCCATAGCTTCGTTACAAATATCTACTACTGACGGCATATCAAACTCCTAAAAGTAAGGAGCAGATTAACTGCTCCTCACAATGGTTTTAGTTAACAACATACTCTATGATGAATGACATATCACCAGCAGTACCACCAGTTGCTGAGAATGTTACAGCTACATAGTAGTATCCACCAGGGTCTGATGATTGTCCACCATCTTCCCAAACCTGCTGACCGATAGTGTTAATATCTGCAGCTTCGGTTCTTACATCAGTCATAGCAGCTTCGTCTGCGACTAAAGTTGCATAAGCATCTTCGTCTACGACTGTGCCATCTGTTGTATATAGACCTACGTTGAATGTACATGAACCACCTAAAGTATCTGATCCTATCTTTAAAGATGTGATAGATGCGTTAGTTGGGATTGGTGCAAGCATAACAATATCATTGTCTGTGCTATCTCCACCAACCAATGCGACTGTACCTTGAGCTACACGCACAACGCCATGTAACTCGTGGGCATTACTTGCTACTTGAGGACTAGCTTCAAAGTTAGCTACAAGTGTTGAATTTTTTGTAGTCATTGTTCACTCTCCTCTTAAGCTGATTCGTCACAATCGATTTGTACTACTTTGTCTTCTTCCATTCTAGTAGCACCAATGCTCATGCAGTAGTAAACTTGAGTCGCATAACCTTTGTCTGCTCTCTCATCTATTCTTGCAGAAACATCTTTTCCAACACCTAAAGCAATACCATCTTCTGCCCAAGCAAAACATGATCTGATATTAGATGCAATCGATAGTCTGTTTGTTACGATAAACTTGAAGCCTAGGAATGTATCCACATCACCTTGTACAAGTGCCTTCACTGTGTTGAAGTCAGAACTTGTTACTGATGTTGTGTTTAATAGAGCTTCAATCTGATTAGGACCAACAGCAATATATCTTGGTATTGATGGGTCAACGTCAGCTAAATCTAAAATCTTTTTAGCTTCGATTAACTTGGCAATAGACATATCGGCACTTCCATTTGCAATTTGATTTGCAGCTTTGAAAGATGTTGATGTTGAGCCTGTTTCACCTGTAAAAGATGTGCCAAGTGCAGCAGAGATGATAACGTCATCCATTGCTCTTCCCATTGCAGCGGCAGCTGCTTGTGCATAAGAAGATGTAGGATCGATTAACATTCTAACCTTATCTTGGTCATCAATTAAATCGGCATACTCATAGTCAGCTAGACTCACTCTACGCCTTGCGTGAGGTGTGTCCATCTGTGGTGTGTCGGCATGGCGAGTTGTACGCAACTGAGCAGTAGCAACGCCTACCTGGTCGAAAAAAGCATTTTTACCAGTAATATTCTCCACACGAACTGCATCTCTTAGACGGCTTCCCATCTGTTGAGATAGCATCTGCACGTTAGCAGAATACTGTTGGACAAATGCTGTAGTTACTTGTGATGACATTTAAGTCTCCTTCGTAAAAGTTACATTTGATTTTATTTGCAGCGTGCTACCCTTTACGGACACTCCTAGTTTTTTG